AATATAGTCACTCCGCCTGCAGCTGCTTGCAAGTTGGCATTAAACGCCTTGAAAGCTTGCGCTACTTTGGTAACTACCATAAGTCCAGTTATAGCTATGCCTGTACTTGTAAGCCCTGCTACAAAACCGGGGGAAGACCTCACTATATTTGTTATGCTGCTAAGCAGTTCATTTTGTGATTCTGTAAGTATCTTTACAGCAGGTGTCATGGCATCACCAAAAGCTTCGCTTAAAAGCAGGCTGTTTCTAGCCGCCTCTGCCTGAGCGCCGCTAAGTGTATCAGATGCCTTAGCAAGGTCGCCTACTTGATACTGTGTTTCATGGATAATCCCTTGATATTCAGCTTCTACCTTTTGCGCTTGTGTTAGGCTGGTGGTAGCAACGCCTATCTTTCGGGCGTATTCCTCCCACATTTTGGCTACATTTTTAGTTACCCCAGCGTTATCTACCAGTATACTGTTTTCATTCTTCAAGCCTTCAGTAGCTGTCTGCACCGCTTCGGCAAGGCTTAAATTAGCCTGTCTACCGAATGCCGCTGTGTCCTTAAGGCGTTTAATTGTGTTGGTAGCCTGCTCTAGGCTGTAGCCACGGCTTAGCAGGTTCTTAAGGCTTGTAGCCGCTGCACTTGCGTCAAAGAAGCTATCAACCAAGCCATCAAGCTCCTGCTGCACTCTGTCAGTGCCAAGCCCTATGCCTTGCGCCACGCTGCTCAAGCCTATCATGCTTGCCTTGTAGCGCTCAGAAGCTCTTATTCCGGCATCTATGGCGTTTACCACTATCATAAATGTCTTGGTAGCTGCTGCAGCTACAGCGGCATAAGCGGCAGCTTGCGCGGCGCTGCTGTCTTGTACACTCTTTGTCATCTTTCGGGTAGATGTATCAATGCTCGCTCCTGCCTTCGCTGTCTCAACCTCAGCTACGCCAAGGGAATCCATCAATGTCTTCATACCTTGCTGCAAGCCGTGGGCGTTTGCCTTAATCTGTAATACTATACTGCCTACATCAAGCTCATTAGCCATTTACTCACCACCTTATATCTCGTCTGCGTAATATTCCTTGATAGGTTCATCTTTATCGTTCTTGTGCATTTCCGCATAAGCGTCAAGCACTAATATCAGCTCGTCAACATAGTAATCATATAGCACCTCATTCCTTGAAATGCCTATCGCCTGGCACGAAGCTATTAATCGTTCAAGCCAGTGTTCTGCGGGGGCTTCAGGCTCTTGGCTATTATGTTGCGAGCGTTCGTAAAAAAAGCGCTCAGGTCGTTCATCTCCCAAAACGCTTTCATAACTTCACTGTGCTCATATGGGCTAAGTTCATCCCACACGGGATTATCCTGCGCGCCTACTATCTCCCGTAGTATTTGCAAGGTCTTTCTTGGCAGTACGGATAACAATCTGGCACCTAATTCCTTTAGCTGTTCAGTTGTAATAGTGGTAAGGTATTCCACAATTTGCCCCGGTGTCATGCCGGGGAAAGCGCTGTCAAGCAACTCTGTCATAAGCCCTGCTGTGCGCTCAGTAGCTTCGATATAAGCAAGCGTAGGCTGCTTTTTTATTTCAATCCCGTATACCATGCGTGGTCTTGGTCTAAGTATATTGCGGGTTTTCCTGTTAAGCAGGTTCATACTTCCTCCTATTCAAACAAAGGGGCGCAGCGTGTAAGCCGCGCCCCTTAAGGTCAAGTTCCACTGCCTGAGCCACTGGGTACAACGGCTGGTATGGTTTCTAGCCAAGTTAAACCTGTAGCGGAATCAATATCCTTAGTCGTACGAATCATGTACTTAGTTTCACTAGCTCCCAGAGTTTTCCTAGCAATGCACAGGAAGGTCAACTGGTACTGGTTCACCTCGTTGCCGGTATCTAATTTAGCGCGCAAGTCAGCCTTGTAGCCAACCAGTTTAGCATTGTAATACCTGTATAGTCGGTATCCGCCGCCTAGCATAAGCGCAGCGAATGTCAATCCTAGCTGCGGAGCTTGGTCTAAATCACTTTCAGACAGCTCAGCAGGGGTGGAGTCGTATGTAGCCCCTGTCATAGCGGCAAGGTCCTGCAAAGTCATTTCGTTTATGTTGACAGTAAGCAATGTGCTCTCGTAGTCGCTGCCTTGGTCATAGATACCGTCATCCCCGGGTATCTTGTAGTCATTGCGGGTATCTTCCACCGTACATTGGCGCGCGCCAACCAGCAGCACAGCCGTACCGGGAGTGTAGTTTTTGCCATCGTCTTTGGTAATTGGGAAATACCTGAAATTAGAAAATCCCTTCAAACCTTTCTTCATAGTATATTCATCCTTTCATGTTTATTGCTTTATTCTTTACCCCATAGCCCCATCTCCGCATATACAGTAACAGTGTTTTCCTGCCGTTCAAGCAGTATGGGCAGTCGTCTTACTCTGCCAATAACTACGCCTGTATGGGGGAGAGGTATGGGTCTTTCGTTATCCCCGCTGTCAAGCAGGGTAACAAGTTCCTTGCAAACGCGCATAGCTTCGTCATAGTCCTGCCTGCGCACTCTAAGCTGTATAAGGTGGTTTGCCGTGCCATCGTACATACTGGCAGCCACCTTTTCCCAGCAGTATATCGTTATAATGTCCTTCGGCTCTTCCGGCCAGTAATCGATGTATATATTTTGATAGCCTTTCTCTATCAGGTAGTTTCTAAGGGCGTTTAACATTACGCACCTCCAAACAGTTCATTAAGCGCTTCACCCACCTTTTCACGCACCTGCTCTCTTTTTTCTATCGCCGCGCGCTCAAGGTATTTAGCTTCCCCGCCTTTAGGGTGCTTAAATTCAGTGCGTTCATGCTGTACAGCAGCGTATTTTTCATTGAACCGTACTTCGCCTATAAGTTCACCATCATAGATTATTACATCTGTAGTCATGCTCCCACGGAGATATCCATCTCTAACAGGCGCCTTATCTGCGGCTCTGGTGCCTATGTCTATAAGCGCATCTCGCACGCCTTCAGCAGTCTGCTCAGATAAGTGTTCAAGCAAGTTCAAAACATTCTGTGTAACCTCTTTAGCACCCTCAAGGTACATAGGGCTCATAGCCTCACCTCCCAGTGGTCAGTTTTACCATACAGCCCCTTGCGCTCAGCTACGCTCACAACAGGCCATTCTTTGCCATCTACTATCACTAGGTCGCCAGGTTTTAGGCGTATAGGCGTAAATAATACCGCTTCGCTCAAGGCTTCCTCGCCTCTGTCGTTTAGTACTTTACGTCTCTGCCATTCAAGCCTGCCTTTTATCGTGTCAGGTTCTTCCCCTCTAGGTGGTTCATAGCTTTTACTGCCTGTGTGAGATACCCCCGCAAAACGGCGTATGTTTATGTTTTCTTGCATTAGGTGGCTGTATTTGCTCACAGTATAGCAACACCCCCTCCGCTCTGTTTAAGGTATGGCGCTAATAGCAGCGCTATGCCCGGGTCTGCCAGTACTGCCAGTGTTCCGCCTGCTGCGCCGTTGTAGCTCTCGCTTGCGCTACCCATGCTTGTAGCAGTTACGCCTTGCGCCTGCGCTTTTATGCGTTCCTGTGTAGTGGTATCGCTTAATGCCAACGCCTCACGGCAGCAAGCGTTCTTTATGTCATCGGGAGTGTTCTCAGTGTAATCCTTTAGCCAGCCGCCTTTAGTCCTTGCGTACAGATTAATCGCGTCCGTAGCGCTCTCAAGCGCGGCTGCTTGTGTTTCAGAGCTAAGCAAGCCCCAAGCTTCCTTGCTCAGCCGTGTATTGTGGTATGTATTGGCGTAAGCCGTATCAGCGTAGGGCATAGTCAGCCTCCTTTCTTAGTTAAGTAGTTTTCTTGGTAATCGTAGCTGAGCCCTTCGCCAGTATAAATCCGCTAGCTTCTACAGCTTTAACAACAGTAATATGGGTATCGGTCGCGCCGGGAGTTATTTCATCGCCGGTAGCTATCTCTTTCCATCCGCCGTCAATCTGATCGCCGTACAGAGGGCTCAGAGCACCAGCAGCACATTTGTAGTAATACTTGTTACCAGTACCCGCAGCGCCAGTGATAGTAATCTTTGTGTCGCCGGTTTCTGTTCCCGCGGCAGAGCTTACAGTAATAGACCCAAGGTTAGCAGTGGATATGAAACCCTCGATATCTCGAATTACTTCATACTTGCCATCGGTAGGATCCAGCGTGATACCCATATACACAGCTATAGAGTCGAGGGTGGCGCGGGGCAACCTGTCAAAGGCAGTCAAAGCGTGCTTTGAGTTATCTATGGTGTAATCTTTTCCGGCAACTTGAAACCAAGGAATAGATTCATCGCCATAGGGCAGCACGCCGACGCCGTTTTCAAAGTTCACCGCTCCCTGATTGAAGTTATGCTCATCATGAGACGCGAAAATTCTCGGCATGTTTATTCACCTTCCTTTTTTGTGTCTTGCGCTTTTTTAGGAGGCGGGGGAGATGGTTTGGTCTGTTTTTTCTCCACCACCTCATAACCCCGCTGTTTAAACCAGGCAATCAGCTTCGGATCTTCCGTATGCCCTTCGCCGTTTACGAAGGTAACCGATGCGCTAATGCCATTGTATTGTTTGTTTGGCGCTAATATTTTAGCCATTATTGCACCTTTATCTTTCTTAAAACTCCCGCTGCCTTAGTTGCCTTAAATGCAACAGCCGCCACCATTTCAACCTCGCCTTTCTTTACCGCACCGGCAGTCTTAAAGTCAGGCATGTAGATTTTAACAGGGGGTTGTCCTGCCATGGATACGCCATGTAAGCCATCAAGTCCAAGGCGTACAGCATATAGGCTGGTTTCGCCGCTTGTGCTGTCAATCTTAGATACAGGGTCATTGCTGCCGGCTTTAGCGCCAAGGTCAACAAACGGAATTACCCCGTAGGATTCTACCTGCCTTCCCCAATCGTCTTTGCTTACTTGGTACATAGCCACTCGCCTTGCCACAGCACGGAGCCTAGCAATTAACTTGGTGTTACCAAGTATAACGGTAGGAGTACCGTCAAGCGTCATCAAGAACTCATCTAGCGCATCTACAAACGCCTTGTAATTGGAGTCAAGCTTTGCACTGGTGGATAGGTCAATCGCCGCGCCGGGAGTGATTTCAGTATCAGAACCGGTAAGAGCTTTCTCCAAGCCGTCAAAGGCATTTGCGTCAACAGCGCTATCGCCGTTGATAACGGTGTCATTGAACAGCGCCTGAGCAGCCTTTATTTTCTGCTGGGATTGCAGTGTTACTTCGTTCACTATACCTCCCATGTCGGCAATAACACGGTCAATCTCAAAAGAACCGCCAAAGATTTTCAGGTCCACAGTGTGGCGCTCTTTGGTTACTTCCGAAGGTGTGTATTCGGTATTCACCGCACGGAATGCGGCGGTAGGCTGTGTCTTAAGCCTTGTATAAGCATAGGTTAGTGTTGCGCCGCCGCCGGTCGGGCTAACAGCGTCATCAAATGTCAGGGCATTTAGTAGATAGTTCGATTTGCGAAACTCGTCTATCACGCCCATCTGCAGTGCGTCTTGCACATTCTTTTTGGCTTCAAGTAAGGTTACTGCCATAAATTATCATCCTTTCAATTGTTGTTCTATTGCTGCTTTAACAGCGTCTTGGTAGCTCATAGGCTCCCGTGATGGTTCCCCTTCAGGGGGTGGGTTGAAACCGCCCGTAGGCGGCACAGCAGGAGCTTTCGGCTCCGCCTCAAACAGGTATCCATCGCTCTTTTTAAGCGCTTCAAGGCTTTCATCAAGGCCTTTAATTGTGCCATCGTCCTGCAGCTCAAGCTTGTCTACATTAAGCAGCGCAAGCGCCGCTTTTGTGTTCTTAGCCTTTGCCTTGGTAAGCGCCAGCTCAATAGCCGTGCTCTTTCTAAGGGCATTTGCGGCGGCGTCTTTCTCTTTAAGCTGTCCTTGCAGCTGTTCTATGGATTTTGCCGCGTCTTCGCCTGCCTTTACCTTGGTGTTCAGCTCTTCTATAGCCTTATCACGCTCGGCAAGCTGCGCTTCTAACGCCTTCCTGTCATCATTTACCTGCTTGAATCTTTCATAAGGTACATGTTCTTTCAGCACCTTTTCAGCATCTTCTTCAGATAGCCCCAGTGCCATTAGCTCCTGTTTAGTCATATGTTCTCCTTCACGCTACGCTTTGTCAGGGTCGCTTCCCGTCTGCGTGTGTGGGATTACCGCTCCCACGGGCGAAAATTTTTATATGCAAAAGCCACCCATAAAAAGGCGGCTGGTTGCCGGGGTTATAGCTGGTTGCTTATCTGTCTTGCCACCAATCGTATATTATATAAACAACAATTGCCAACATTAGTATAATCAGAAAACCTCCAATGATAAGCAACGCTTCTTGTCCTTGTGCATCTACTGTGGTGTGGTTTGCTTTTCTTGAAAGAAGCAAATCATGTAATTGACTTGCTGGGTTAGCGGGGTTTGCCGGACTTAACGGGCTTACTGGATTCGCCGGGCTTAAAAAATCCATAATTGCCTCCAATCAAAAAGCACCTTGCTTGCGCTTGGTGCTTGGTGTGTAATAATGTTTTAGTGAAGCAGTAACTCCACTTGGGTAATAATGTCTTTCAATGGCTTTCCGTCAATCATAAACTTGTCTAACATTTGCTCCGGTGTCTCAAACTGCTGCTCCACATCGTCATAAGGGGCTTGTCTTCCGATGAGTGGACCACCATCAAGCCAGCTTAAAACCGTGTACTGATATTTTCCATACGCAAACTCAATATCAAGTCCTGCGTTGCAGTCGTCAATAAACTCTTGCACGCTGTTATATTTCACTCATCCTCACCCCTTTCTAAAATGTCTTTATTCTGCCGTTTTTCGGCTTCGGTTAATTCTCGCGGATCGCCGTGTTTGCCGTTTTTCCAATCGTGAGCGTGTGCGCCCATCGGATGATGTTTTGGCAGGTTATGGTCTGACGTGTCAATGTCCTTTTGTACCTTCCCGTCAGCATCGTAGAATCTGCGTTGCTTCACGGTTCCTTCTTTCCGCACCAAATCCTTTACGCTATTTGGCTTGCCTTTCATGGGAAGGTTTCTATGGAACTCCTCCATAAGTATATCCTCTTTTCTGAGGATTTTCAATACTTCCCGGTAGTCTGAGGTAAGTTCCTGCCATTTTTCACTATTAGCCCTCTTCATTGCCCTAAAGCCGCTTAACGTCTTTGGTGCGTCATCACCCAGCACCGCTTTGTACCTCTCCCACTGCTTCCTATCTCGAAGCCTCTCCCTATTCTTCCTCTGAGCGTCCTCATAACGCTTGCGTTCGGCTTCACCCCTTGGGTCATGGTTAAATGGCTTCTTGGCGTCTTTCAGCGCTGCTTCCTGCTCCTTGTTGGACTTTTGGCTCCAGATATAACCATGAATACGATGCACACAATTAGGATGCACAGTCTTGTAAGTCGGCCACCTAGGCAAGCCTTCCCGTATATGAGGGAACTCCCGCCTCGGGTCGCCTTCAGGCAGCTCGTTAAGTTCCACAGTCCGGTATACCCGCCCTTGCCTTGAAGCGCATACCTTGCAGGTGGTATTGTGTGAGGTCATCTTTACAAGCACATGCCCCATCTCTTTCATCTGGTTAAGTGTGCCTGTGTTGGTAGCTTCAGCCGTGGTAGTCCTTGCTACTAGCTCAGCGTAACTATCAAGCCGCATATGCCCTTTGCCGCTGCGCCATGGCACTGTGTAGAAGCCTTCCTCGGCAAGGCGCTGCTCCATAAGCTTTGCGGTTTCACGCACTGTTAAGCTTTCAGCAAACTTCCTTGCCGTCACCTCAACACCTACTTTACGCACTGTGTCCTTAGCCTGTCTTGCGATAAGGCTATTGGTTATCTGTAAGTAGTCTTGAGTGTTATGCGCCAATATCCCAATCGCGCGCTTGTGTAGCCCTCCGAAGCTTGCGAAAGATTTTATGTTCCTATCAGCCGCATAGGCAGCTCTCCATGCATACCGCGCGCCACGCAGGTATGTTTTTTCTATCACATCATCAGCCCATGCGAAAGCCTCCTTGTTAAGCCTTACTATCTCAATCTCAATAAGCTTTAACATCTCTTCCTGCTGCCAGGTACTGCGCCCCCATAGCTTACGCTTGCTTATTTCATCTATCAGACGCTCACGGCTTCTTGTGTATATGGCAACAAGCCTTTCAACATATGTCATACACCCTCAAGCCTGTCATCAGAATCATCATCGTCATCATCAAAGCGTTTACGTTTGAGCTGTTCAAGCAGTGGCATTGCATCCGTCTGCTCATCTTTTATGCTTTCAAGCTCAGCTTCGGCATCGTCTTCATCAAGCTCATCAAGCTCCATAATAGCCCTCTTTACGCTCTGCGTCTGCTTGCCGCCTGTGCGTATATCGGCAATCCGTGCCAGCTCTTCAGGGTCCCTTGGCAGCACATCTGACCAATCTATGTATATAGGCGTGTCCGAAAGGTCATACCCGCTAAGCGCAGCCGCTGCCTGTATCGCTTGGCGTATAGCAGGTGTAAAGCTGTTTCGTAGCCTTGATATTTTGGATATCACGCTGTATAGCATACGCCTCATGGCAGCGCCGGAGGGGATAGCTCCCTGCTTATCGCTCATATCGCTAAGCAACGCTCCCATCTCACTTATAGTGCGTATAAGGCTTAATATTCGCTCTATCAGCTTGAAGTTAGCTTCCAGCTGCGCGTCCCATGTCACATACTCTATCTTGCCGGAGGTAGCCCCCGCTTGGTTTATAAAGTATTTCCCCGGCACGAATATCCGGTCAGTGGTACCGTCATCAAATCTTACTTCTTGCAAAGCGCTTTCAGGTCCTTGCATGGTAGGGTCGCTGTGTCTGTCAAGCACTCGGCTAATCTGCGCAAGCCTTACTTCAAGTTCACATACTAGGCTCTGTATATCGTTGTAGTCATCAATCCCGTGTACCCTGTCGGAAGGTCGCAGGTTACTTACAGGTACTACTGAAAAACCGTCAAGCCCCGTTAGCTCCACCCGCTCCTTACCTATCATTGCACCTATAGCTCCTTCGCTCATCTGGTAATCACGGGTCTCTATCCTTCCCGGGCTGTGTATCTCTACACGCAGGTATTTAGTCTTTTGTGCCTGCCCGAATATCGTTTCTGTTTGCTCGTACGGTGTAGCTAACACATGGTAAAGCACTCGCCTAAGGTTAGCGGCATCAACTACGGGGAACCAACAATCAGGTCTGCTTATGTCAATAACACCTTTTCCACTTTCGTCCTTGCGTACATATAAAAGCCCGTCTCCGTATCTGCTGGTGTCAATCGCACACGCGAATAGTACTTCCTGCAGTCCGCTTCTATCGCTTATATCCTGCACCAAGTCCATAGCTTTTTCATCTTGCTCTTTCCCTGCTACAATACCGGGAGCTTTGTTGAACAACATTCCCGCTGTAGTTACACTAATCAGGCGGAAGTAGTTCACCACCAACTCATAGCTTGTAGGTGTTTTAAGCCCCAGTTCTCCCGCAGCCCGTAGTATGCGGTTAATAGGCTCCTTAAACACATCCGCATGTTCCGCCTCAAATAGTTTGCGGTTATCAGTGTACCCCTTCAGCCTGTCTGTTTCGCTGGGCGGTGGCCAAGGTTTACCTTGATCTAAAAAAGTTAAATCAGTCAGCATTGTTTACCTCGCAAATACTCTGTCATATGTGTTATATCCGCCTGATACCTTAGCAAAGCCTAGTTGTCCTTGCATAAGGCTTTCGCAGGCATAGCGTGTAGCGTCTATGGCGTGGTTATCCTTATCAGGGTAGGCGCTCAGGAAGTTCCCGTATCTATCCTGCGGATACTCGTATGTGCTAAATTCCCTAGCGGCATTCGGGCAGCGCACAGGGTCAATCACTATAGCGCCTAAGTCCTGCAGCCAGCGCATACCGTGTTCTATGCTCCCCGGACCCTTCTTGGCAGGCAGCGCTCTAACGCCCCTGCGGTTTAGTTCGTGTATCATTCTTGGGTCAGCATTGTCGTATACTATGTACTCACGCCCTGCGATAGCCTTTGCCTTTTCCGCCAGCTGGTCTATGTTCATCTGCGTGCTATACACCTCATCAAGCAAATATAGTGTCCGGCTGTGTTTTGCGTAATGGCAGCGGATAATAGCGTCAGGGTCGGTGGCAAATCCGAAGTCACCACCGTTTAGGAATCTATCAAAATCGCTGCGCTCTTCATCGCTAATAGCTCTAATCTCAACATTGTCAAACACCTGACCGCCTGTTCCGGTTACTTCGCCTAGGTACATATGGCGGTATGCGCGCTCGTTAGATTGTTTAAGCGCTTCCGCCTCTCCAAGGAATGTAGGTCCCAGCCAATCAGGGTTCACCTCTATGTAGCAGCTATGATGTACAAGCCTGCCGGGGTGGGGGATAAGCGCCTCAGCGTTTACCCAGTTGTTAGCAGACCTTGGAGGGTTATAGCTTGCAAGCGTTATTCCTGGCTTAGGGCTGCCCCTGAATACACTTGCTTTTATAGTTCTAAGTTCATCCATGCCTGCAAACTCAGGCAGCTCCTCAAACCATAGCCGCTTAAAATAGCCTCGTACTAGCTTTAAGGACTTACCCTTCTCAGGGTCATCAGCTCCACGGAATAGAATCTTCTGCCCCGTCTGTTTAAGTGTAATTTCAAAAGGGCTTACCCTAAACTGAAACCAAGGTGTCAATCCCAGCTGGTCAATCGCCCAGCTTATCTGAGCGAATACACTGTCCTTGATAGTGTTGCCTACCTTGCGGTACACAATGGCGTTAGCTTCCTTGTCTTCTAACAACGATAGCGGTATATCAAAGCCGCAGAATGAGCTTTTACCGCTTCCGCGCCCACCCTTAAGCCAAACTTCAGTAACGCTGCCATCCCTAAGCTGGCCATATAACTTGTGAAACGCCGGAGCCAGCAGCTGACTCAGCCGTACCTCACTCATCCGCGCCACTCAAATCATTTATTATTACGGGTAGGGGAGAGTTAATGTTTATATTGTCTTGGTACATTCCTAGGTGTTTGCCTAGCAATTCCAGTGCCTTTAACTTGTCAACAAAGCGCACCTCCCGCTCAGTCCAGTCGCTTCCTTCTTTTACCTTCACACCGGCAATAGCAGCTCGGTCATCTTCCGTAGCACTTTCTAGCACTGTAGCGTCTTGCAGATCAACTAGTTGCGTAGGGTCTAGGAAAGCGATTCGCGCCAATTCCCTCACAACCCTATCTTGGTTAATACCTGTTCTTGCGGACCGTTCAGCTAAAAGCCTGTCTATACGCGCGGAAATGCTCGGTTTTGCACGTAGTTCAGAAGCTCTAGCGCTAGGATTCCGGCTGTTATATCCGGCTCGTAGATAGGCTTGTGTAGCATTTAAGTCAATCAAATATTCCTGGCAGAATCTCTCATGCTTTTTGTTCTTTAGTTCCACGTGCCTTGCACCCCCTTTGCATAGTAAATGACACCGGCCCCGCCTCTCCACCTTGGTGTCTCCCGCGCAAGGCCGGAGGACAAAACCCGCGCCCCCTCAATCATGGACATCAAAAAACCGTCCTTTGTTTTGGCGGTTTTCTACGCTACCATTATAGCACATTAAAAGGTCGCTTTTGGTCGCTTTTAGTTGCTTGTTTTATTTATTTTTGGCTTATTTTACCATGGCAATGTTTGTATTTTTTTCCACTTCCACAAGGGCATGGAGCATTTCTTGAAGGTCCTTTTTGTGAATAACTTGAAACAACAAAATCGCCCAACCCAATAATATCCATACCGATAAGTGCATCAAATCCAGTCAATTCAGTACCAATAGCAGAAACACCAGGAATAACAAAACCATTAGGAAGATAAAAATTAACAACATATACACTTCTATGTGTACTTCCCGTTGGTGTTGTAATACCTGATACAGATACTGGTACTAATTTATATTTCTCTACAATTCTTTGAGAAATACATGAACCAGTTGCGCCTGTATCCCAAATAGCATCCCATATTTCTGGAGGAGGATTAATTGCAGCTTCTACACCATTACTATTAAATGTTGGTTGAACATGAATACCTGTCCTTAATTGTAATACTCTATTAGTATATTTTGCTGTAAAACTTAATATTGGATTTTGCTGTATGGGCAAGTTCATGCAACACCCACAAGAAGCCCTACGAATTTAGCCATGTTACTTTCGATATTAGGTGCACCCTGTTGTACGATAAATTCTCCAGGTCCAAATTTTTCATATCCGGATTTTACAGCCTCTGCCATTGAAGGAAAAGCTTCAATAACTGCTGATTTGTGAAGCAACAAGAATTTATTCCCGTACTCTTCATAAAGAGAAGCAATATTATCCACAAAGAATTTATAGCTTTTCTCTTGTTGCGCATTCATTTTTGCATCCATCCTTTCATATTATCCCGTATTTAGTGTACCACTCTTTTGAGAATCGTACAAGCGCCTCTCCATGTAATCTTAACACCCAACTTTTTTCATAGTTCATCTCACTTACAATCTTCTCCCAACTCCACCCATTCAGATATCTAAACTTAAGCACATCCCTGTGTCTGCTGTCTTCAAGCTTGTCAATAAGCCTCTCCGCTAGGCGCACCTCATCAACCAGCCTGTCAATTTCCTTGTTTAGGTCCTCCTCAAGCTCCATAAGCTTGTGTACGGCATTTTCCACTCTGCTGCTTTGATTGCCTCCGCCTATGCGTGGAGGTTCTCCGCTACCTGTGCCTTGAGCGATATCGTAATAATATTGCCTGCGCTCCATCAAAGCCTTTATGCGCTGGTTATGCCCTCTAATGCCTCTTAAAAACTCTTTAGCCGTCATGCTTTATCCTCCAACTGCCTAATGCATATGTATATGCCCGGGGTATCCCACCAAAACTTTTCAATTATTTCTTGTGCTACCTGCGAATCATCTGTCCAGAAACCGCAAATAGTCATGCAGTCTTTGAGCAGTTTTTGCAGGTTATCCGTATCAGGTCTTGTATCCCTCCAAGTACCCGGCTTGTGGCTTTTAGCTGGGAAGCACCACTTTACAAATAGGCTTAAGGGTCCTTTTAAAGGAGCTACAGGCTTGTTTTTACTAAGGTGGGCAGTAAGCTTAGCCCTAGCATTTTTAACGCTCTCAGGCTCGTAAAACACGGGCTTGCCATTGATAACTCGTACCTGCTTAAGCTGGTGTGTTGAGGTGGGCGGAATCATATGCATGAAGAACTCAAGCATTGGTGTTTTCTCCTGTTAGTAGCTTCATGAAAGTTATCCAGTGTGTATTGCTTCTTTTTCCGCTAATATGCCCAAATAAAGGTTTTACTGGTGTACATTTAAGTACTTCCTTAGTTGGTATATCAGTTTCATTCTACTTGAA